GGCGGTGGTGGTGCAGTTGGTGCAACTGGCGATAATTCTGGATCAGGTAATGGAGGAACAGGAAAAGATGTAACTCCAATTTTTGGAGCATCTCCTCAACCTTTTTATGAACCTTCAGCTGGTTTATATGCAGGTGGTGGTGGAGGTGGAGCTTCTAATAATGTAGGGGCAGGAACAGGAGGGACTGCTACTGCGGGTGGTGGCCCAGGTGGATCTAATCCAGGATCACCGAGTTCTCCAAATGGTAGTGCTGGAACAACAAATACTGGTGGTGGCGGTGGTGGTGGAGCTAATATTCCAGGACAAGGTGCTGGTGCAAACGGAGGATCTGGAGTTGTTCTAATAAGATACAAATTTCAATAGTTGAATGATAATTAAAATTAATATATAAGGAGAAACATTATGGCACATTTTGCAAAATTAGGAGCTAACAGTAAAGTTATTCAAGTATTAACACTTGATAACAAAGATATGTTAAACGCTGATGGTGTTGAAGATGAATCAGTAGGTCAACAATATTTAGAGACACATAATAATTGGCCTGCACAAATGTGGATTCAAACTTCATACAATACACAAAACAATCAACATAAAGAAGGTGGTACACCTTTTAGAGGAAACTACGCAGGTATAGGTTATATTTGGGACGAAGATGATCAAATCTTCTGGCCTAAAAAACCATATGCATCTTGGGTAAAAGATACTACAACTGCATCTTGGAAATCACCAATCGGTGATCCTCCAGCATTGACAGCTGAACAAGAGGCACAAAATACTAAACCAGATGCAGATACTCCAGCTACTAACGGGTGGCACTATGAGTGGAATGAAGCTAATCAAAGTTGGGACTTGACAGACCAAATGGCATAATCTATATTTGGTGGTGGTATGCAAAAGAAAGTATTAAGCGAACAAGCATTATATTACGGTGATGTAGCAATGCCTAAAGATTGGGACATTAACCGAGATAAATTATCAGGCGACATTTTACAATCACAAATTCAAAACAAAAATTTTCCATTTTCAAGAACTTGGGATATGTTAAACACATATATGCGAGATCACATTAATCTCGAATATGATTTTAATTTAATCAACAAAGAAACATGGGGTAATATTTATAAACCTCAAGAAACAAGCGTTCCATTATTAAACACAGATCCTGTGGATTTAAAAAACTCCCCTGATTACACACTTCTTTATGGTGTAAATGTAAAAAACTGTAATGTTAGAATACATTATGACGACAACAGACGTAAAGGAAGAAACTGGGATATACCATTAATCAATAATAGATTTATTATGTTTCCATCTACTAGTATGTATTACCTAACTAATGATCAGAAAGATTCATTAAACTTTGTTTTAACAATAACTTATGAATATATTTAATGTTACAACTTGATATTTTTTCAACCCCTGTATACGTAGATGAAATTAAAAATTTTAACTTATCTAAAGATTTTTTAAATAAATTTAAAAAAAGACAGCAAGATATAAAAAAACAAAAAGAAATTAAACCCTTAATTAAACACATAAAAAACCTATCTAATAAAATATTTGATGATAGTTATTTAATAGACTGTAAAAATTACAAAGTAGATATTGTTTCTATGTGGATAAATAAACATAAATCAAACCAAAATCATCCACCTCATATGCATAGATCTAGTTTATTATCTGGTATTTATTTTCCTTGTGAAAATAATAATTATCCTGATTTAAATTTTTTAAGACCTTATGCAATTCCTTTTTTACCAATTACCAAAAAATTAAATAACATTAATTCTAACACTTGTAATTTACCTTATGTAAAAAACAGAATATATATGTTTCCATCTTATATTTACCATTTTGTTAACGTAAATAATTCTTTAAATACAAGAATAACAATTGCTTTTGATGTTTTGTTAAGAGGTATTTATGGAGAACAACAAGAAACACTAGATGTTGGAAAGTATAGCATATGAATTTATCTAATTATTACTGGTATTTTAGTGGTGTATTAACACCTAGGTTTTGTGATGATCTTATAGAATATGCTAATTCACAAAAAGAAGTCATGGCTAGAACTGGTGGCTTTGGTGAAAAAAAATTAAACAAACAAGAAGTATTAGATTTAAAAAGAAAAAGAAATTCTGATCTAGTATGGTTAAATGATACTTGGATATATAAAGAATTACATCCATATGTTCACGAAGCAAATGCAAGAGCTGGTTGGAATTTTGAATGGGACAGATCAGAATCTTGTCAGTTTACAAAATATAAACACAATCAATACTATGATTGGCATTGTGATAGTTGGAATAAACCTTATGAAAGAAAAAATAAAAATGATCCCGACAATGGTAAGATTCGAAAACTATCTATGACTTGTCAATTAACAGATGGTTCAGAATACAAAGGTGGTGAATTAGAATTTGATTTTAGAAATTATGATCCACACATGCGAGATGAATCAATACATAGAAAACAATGTAAAGAAATATTACCAAAAGGTTCTATCATTGTATTTCCTTCATTTGTGTGGCATAGAGTTAAACCAGTAACCGCTGGCACAAGATACAGTCTTGTTGTTTGGCATTTAGGAAAACCGTTTAGATAATGTATATAAATAACTATTTTAACACAACCATTTGGTCAGAACAAAAACCAGAGTTTGTAAAATCTTTAAATAAAGCATCTAATAAATATATTAAAGATGCAAGAACAAGAGAAAAGAAATTTATAAAAGAACACGGAGACTTTGGAAGATCATATCACTCAACACCACTTACAGCAGACAATGACTTTTTAGATTTTAGAAATTACATTGGTCAAAAATCTTGGGAGTATTTAGATCATCAAGGTTTTGATATGCAACAATACACAACTATGTTTAGTGAGATGTGGGTACAAGAGTTTGCTAAAAAAGGTGGTGGTCATCATTCAGCACACATACATTGGAATCAACACGTATCAGGTTTTTATTTTTTAAAGTGTAGTGATAAAACTTCTTTTCCTGTATTTCACGAACCGAGGACCGGGGCAAGATGTACAAAATTAAAAATGAAACCAGACTTAAAAGGTGTGTGGGCAGGTCACGAACAATTTCATATAAGACCAAAACCTGGAATGTTAATTATCTTTCCAGGATTTTTAGAACACGAGTTTAGTGTAGACTTTGGTATTGAACCATTTAGGTTTATACATTGGAATATACAAGCTGTGCCAAAAGAGATGGCTAAAGATGTTTGAAGTTGTAGATAATTTTTTAGACAAAGATTATTTTAATAAAATAAAAAACTTTATTTTAAATGAAGAATTTCCTTGGTACTATAATGATCGTATTTCAAATGAAAATGATCCAAAAAATTTTTATTACTTTACACATATTTTTTATATTGAAAATTCAACAAATAGTGATGCATACAATATATGGAAAGATTTTTTAAAAAAAATAGATTGTAAAGCACTAATAAGAATTAAAGCTAGTATGTATAACAATATAAATGAGAAAAGAAAAAATAAACCACACGTAGATTATTCTTATTCACATAAAGGTTGTTTGTTTTATTTAAATTCTAACAATGGAGAAACATATTTTAAAAATAAAAAAGTTCTTCCAAAAGAAAATAGAGCTGTGTTTTTTGATCCAAGCATACCACATGCTAGTTCTTTATGTACAGATGAAAAAAGAAGAGTAACAATTAATTTTAATTATTTTTAATATGAGTTTTAAGAAAAATAAATATACAGTAATTCGTCAAGCAATATCAAAAGATCTAGCAGCTTTTGTTGCAAACTATTTTTGTATGCAAAAACAAGTATATGATACTTGTAGAGATCGTAGATACTTTTCACCATTTGAAACTATCATTGGATACTATGAGGGAGAGAATGAGCAAATTCCAAATACATATAGTCAGTATTCTAATATGGCTATGGAAACATTATTATTAAAATGTCTTCCTAAAATGGAAGAGGCAACAGGTCTTAAATTATATCCAGCTTACACTTATGCAAGAATATATAAAAAAGGTGATATTTTAAAAAGACATAAAGACAGGTTTAGTTGTGAGATATCTACAACTATGAATCTTGGTGGTGATGATTGGCCAATATATTTAGAACCATCTGGAAAAGAAGGTATGAAAGGTGTCAAAGTAGATTTAAAACCAGGAGATATGCTGGTTTATTCTGGCTGTGAGCTGGAACATTGGAGAGAAAAATTCAAAGGCAAAGAATGCGTACAAGTTTTTCTGCATTATAACAATCGTAAAACCCCAGGAGCGAAGGATAATATGTTTGACAAGCGTCCACATTTAGGTCTTCCTTCTT